GCTTGTCGGTTAAAGTTAATTTAGAGTATCCTCTTAGCCGTTAGGATTCTAGAAGGAGAAGGCCGTACGCCAAAAGCGCGCTATGGATGGTAGAACCAGGATAGTGTTAAATTACGGAGGTCCTCATATAACGGCGCCAATCAATGTGTAATATGAATGTCTCGAATCTCTCAAATAAAATTAATGTTTCTAAATCTACTAACGACATTGTTAAAAACGCTAGTAGTAACGATCTTAAAGGATTCTTTGCAATGCTTTCTGGATCAGGCGTGTCAGGTGACATCGGCCGCTATAATGAACTTGTTGAACGATATCGTGCTATGCGTCAAGGTTCGTCTTATATTAGTTACCTTAACGTGTATAATGATATTGTTGCGTACTATGTTGCACATGGTAAGCACACTGCTTCTCAATATGAACCCATTTGGGATTGGCAATACAACTGCCTCTATTTGAGACGTGATGTTTATCGTGTCAAGCATCAAGTTATGGTCGATGTTGTTGATGAGCTTTTAATTGCTAGTTATGAAGAAGATGATATTCGTCGTGTTGTTCGATATCTATTATTAATAGACTTTACTAAGACCAAGGATATTATTAATGACATGCCAGAAGTTAAACCGGTTTATGGTAATATTGGTACATCAGAATATATTGAATTTTTGGAAGTTTTGTCAACAACAAAGGATGATGATATGCTTATTAGTAGTCCCACACTTACTAGTATCATCAACTATTATTTTGATTTTGCATTGTGTTCTATAGGCTGTGTCCCATTTAGTTTTACACCCAATATGTATTCGGTAATAGGAAATCATATGCCACTACATGTTGCTTTAGATCATTGGTTTACACCACAATCACAAGGCAGCGTTGAAGATTTTGGTTATTTGGATATATTGACACGTTCTGTCAAATCGACTATTGATATTCCGTATCAAATTCATAAAACGTTTGAATCTGTTGCAACCACCAGTAATACTATGTCGATGTGTGCTGATAAAATGGATAGATTGGGCGATGCTATGCACGCTTTTATTGAGTCGTTTTTACAGCGTACCGATCGTTTAGCTACAGGTCTTTCATCAGAGGCTATGATTTCAATGGTAGAAATATTCATTGACTTTATGTCTGATCTACCAGACTTGAAAGCTGTATCATCATTTCGTTGGATTACGTATTGTTCTCGAGTATTACGACTTTTTATACCTAATGGAGTTAGTCTTGCTTTTAATCTCTTTTCGACACATTTGGCATGTCTATTTACGGCTGTAGCTCAGGGTTTGGATGATGTTTTACAAACTATACTTGTTGTCTTTTCTGGAGCCATTGCTTTGCAAAATGTGCCTGATAGGGTTGGCGTCAATAAAATGATGGAGTATATGAAATCTTTAAATATTGCAGTTCCCTTTTCTAAAAATATGGTAGCTGTTATTCAGTCAATGATTTCTATGCTTCCTGAAGCTGTTAAAGCATGGGCTAGTCAATACATACCCGAACATGTCTTCTATATGAAGCTTACAACTCAGTATGCCGAGGTTATAAATAGAATAGACATATTTTTGACCTATGATATTGATCGGATTTATTTTGATCGTAATCTTAGCAAGGAAATAGTTATTTTATATAATCGTGCGCATGAGTTGGTTAGAGATATGGCACCATTTGTGAGAGATGTTTCAGGTGAGTTTTCACTTTTGCGTGAACAGTTGCGAAAGTTTGACAAGCTCTATGAGTCTGTTCAATCGATCATGAAATGTGGTGTTATACGTGAGTGTCCATTTAGTTTGACTATAGCTGGCGATTCGCAAATTGGAAAATCTACACTATCAGCAGCTATTGCTAAGTATATGTATCCAGATGCACCTGCAGACCGTGTTCGTTATGTCATCCCAACGGATCCCGATGAGTTTTGGAGTGGTTATTCACCCCTACATTGTGTTACTGCTGAAGATGATGCGGATCAGGATGCTGAGTATAAAAATGCACTCCAATTGTTTTCAATTGTTACCAATGCACCATATCAACCACCTATGGCATCAGTTGATGATAAATCTATTGGTGTTAAGGGAACACCATATCACTCAAAAATGCATATACGTTGCACCAATAACCCATATCCTAAGCCGCTCGTCAAGATTCTTACATTAGAGGCTTATTGGCGACGTCGTCATATGTTGGTTAAAGCAGTTGTTAAAGATGATTATCTTGTTGATGGCAAGGTTCAATACTCGCCTGTATTCAAACATCTAGAATTTTGGCAAATGGATCCTGTTGTTGAAGGCGGAACGCCTGTTAAGATTGGTGATTTTATGGACTTTATGAAAATGTTGCGTACTGCTTATGATAGACATACAGCAAATGAGAAAGCCGTTGTGGATATGATGACATCCAATACGGATACCTTTACTGAACAAATTGGTGCTGCTTATCAAGTTACTGATGTATTTACTGATGCTCAAGGCCGTCTTACTGATTTCCTCAATGATATGCAATTAAAAGCGGTTACGTCAGCTACAGGTACTTATAATGCACTTAAGAATTATCTTGAGAACCATCCCGTTATTAGCCAGGTTCTTAAGTTGTGTGCCATTGTTGCCGGTGTTAGCACTGCCGCATTGGGTATGGTCTCATTGTACTCAGCTATGTTTATTAATGCAAGTGCTGAATCCATACCATCAGGAGACATGCGAACCAGTAAATATCGGCGTATTAAGAGACCAGCCTTTTCAGAAGGTACTACAGATCCCACAGCTGAAAGTTTAGTGTTAGATGTTGTACGAGGTCGACAGTGCGTTTGTCAATTATATGATCGTAGAACTACCAAGATGAACCAGATGACCGGTTTGTTCATTGGTGGACGTTACGTGCTTTTTCCATATCATCTTTTTGTTGCACCCGATGGACAGCTGGTTGAGCCAAATTCACGAATGGTTCTTACGACAGATCAAGCTGTTTTCGAGCAAATGTTTGAGGTTAAGCGTATGACGCAGTTGTTTGCTAAAGATGGCTCACGAAAAGACTGTTGTGTGTATGAATGCACACTCCAAGTTCGCGCTTTCAAGGATATCCGTCAACATTTTATTGCTGATAACGAGTTGACAGCTATACCTAACTGGTGTGAGGCTAGTATCAATAAATTTTCAGATTTTTCCTTTGAGCGCCAACTAATCAATGTTAATCCGATCACACAACAAAAATATAATGTTACCGGTGTTTTGGAAGCATATACCTTATATAAAGGTTTTCAGTATGACGCCATTACTACCAGCGGTGATTGTGGATCTATTATCGTACTTTATAACACTAAGGTACGTGGAAAAATCTTGGGATTGCATGTAGCTGGAGACCGCAACAGGCATCACGGTTACTGTGAACTTGTTTCTAGTGAATCTTTGAAACAATTTATACCTCGTGTTCAACCACAATCGCGAATAACAACATGTGATGATGAGCCAGCTATTATTTTACCAGAAGGAAACTATACTTATTATGGTTCAGTTCCGGCAGGTACAGCTGTTTATCCCACTACGAAAACTGAAATAAAACCATCAGTAATTCAAGGTGCTATAACACAGCCTACAACGCATCCTGTTGATATGAATAAGAAAGATTTTCCCACAGTTATCTCAAGATTCTTCCATACTACTCAACCCATAAATCCTAGTATTAAAGAGGTTTTATTGCAAGATGCTTATGATAACGTTGATGCTCTCAATGGTTTTAGAATGGGTGTGGTTAGTGAATATATAGCTATTAATGGTGATAGTAAATATCCTTATTGTGAGCGAATGAATATGTCAACATCACCCGGTTTGCCTTATAAGAAATTGAAAGCAGGCAAGGGTAAGAGCATGTTCTTCCGACAAGACGACATGGGTAACTATGTTGTCAATGACGTGTATTTGCGAACAGCAATTGATAATAGGCTAGCCATGGCCCAACAAGGTCTGAGCGCACCATCAATGTGGATGGATATCCCTAAGGATGAGAGACGTAAGCCTGAGAAGAAAGTACGTATGATAATTACACCACCTCTTGATTACCAAATCGTTTTTAGAATGTATTTTTTAGATTATATAGTGGCTTACTATAATTCGAGACTTAAAAACCACTCGGCTGTTGGTATTAATCCTTATAGCTTGGATTGGACTGATCTTATGCACAAACTACAATCTAATTCTGATGTTGGTGGTGATGGTGATCACAAATCCATGGATGGTGACATTCTTACAGATTTGATGGATGTAGAAATTAGTTCTATCAACCATTTTTATCGATATGAAGTTAACCATGATGTCGCAGCACGTGTTCGTGATGTTTTGTGGAATGAATTAGTTCACACTCCAACCCAGTGTATGAATGTGGCTTACTGTGTCCATTGTGGTAACCCGTCAGGATGTAATTGTACAACTATAATCAATACGAATGGCTCTGATCGGTATTATAAGCTCGCATGGCTTGGTTTGGCCCCTATGGAATTACGATCTATGAAAAGTTTCTATAATGCTGTGTGTGTAGTTGCATATGGCGACGATTCTATTGTCTCTATTAAAAGAGAAGTACTTTCATGGTATAATTTTAAAACAATATCTGAACATCTTAAAGATTTGTACAATATTACATTCACTATGGCTGATAAGAGTGGTGCGATGCTGGAGAGCAAACCCATCACAGATTGTATTTTCTTGAAGAATGGCTTTAGACGTGATGGTATGATCTATCATGCTGTTATGGATGAAAGCACTCTGCACGAAATGGTTAATTGGATTAGAGATAGTGATGATGATTATGCTGCCAGCGTTGTTAATGCTAATATGGCCTTAATGATGTGGTACCATTATGGCATTGAGAGGTTTACTAAAGAGCGCGACCTCTTACATGCTGCACTCGTTGAGGCTGGAAAGAAGCATGGTAATATACCACACCTTTTGACATGGGATTATTTGGATATGTGTTTTGTTACCGATCGCAACCCAATAGCTACAGATGATGTCCCCATCATTGAGGCTAATAACACGATAGTTGAGACCATTACCTCTTTGCCACAACCTGAAGTCAAGAAAGGATTGTTTGCTTCTTTGTTTCGTAGTAGTAATACTACTACAGTAGATTCAGAAGGCGGCCGTACATTTGTACGCTTAGCCAATTTTAAATGGAAGAAGATGAATCCTGACATCAAGTTGCCTGTTCAAGATGCTTATACAGCAGGTAAATGGGCTTTTCTACACTGCTATTCTACTGACCCTGAATTAATGGAATTTATGGATGAGTTTGTTGATATGTGGTTGGTAGCTGTTGAGATGGCCAAGTCTAATGTTGATTATAGTGAGAACCAGCCGTCTTACACTCCCGAGGGTCATATATCTTTTAATTATCTCTTAACTATTATGCAATATGGATTTTTGTTGGATGTTGTTCCTGATGATACTGATGAGTTTACTACTCAGTATTATGTAGATTTACCCAATACGGATGTAAAGCGAGTCGTTGAGCTTGAAGGTACAAGTTTAGGCATTATTGATCGAGCTGCTAAAACACGACTTCGCAATGGTATCAGTTTGGGTATGCTGGGGGCTACATTGTATGGAGGTTATAAGTTAACTAAGTATTTGTACGATCTTTTTAAAGAACGAGAATGGACTAATAACTTAGTGGATGAACTTCTTAGAGATAGTATTGCGGGTAACGATGAGATAGCTGTAGCCCAAGGAGGTGAGAAAGATAATGCCGGACCATCAACAGCAGGTGAAGCGGACGAAGCAAATGTTAAAGAAGAAACTAATGTTGCTGGCGCTGTTACTTTTATTGAACAAAAACCTAGCATTGATATTGATAAATCTATTAGTCCTAGAGATTCTGAAAATTTGATGTTCGGTGCATGGAGTATACAGCGTATCTTCGGAAAACCACAACGCTTGGGCACTTATGCTTTTACCACAACATCAGCACAAGGTGATGTCCTAAAATCATTTGACCTGCCACGCGTATTAAACACAGTTGCTGTTTGGGCCCCTGTCATGTCGGCTTTCACCTTTATAAAATATAGACCAGTCTTCAGAATTCAGATTAACGGAAACAAATTTGCTGCTGGCCGTCTTATGGCTTTTATATTACCATATAGTATCGGTTCTGTTGATTTCTTTCCAACAGGTAATAAAAATATTTCTGGATATACGGGCTTTGACCATGTATTTTTGGACGCATCAAGCAATGATACCGTTACCATAACAGCACCATGGGTTATGCCATATGAGTGGATGAACATCACCGATTACACAGCTGGACAAGCTCGAGTAGCAGGTAGATATACACATCAAAGTAATTCATCCTATTTCAGTGATAATTCACATACTTTTCGCTTGATGGTTTTTAACCCACTTTCAGTTGGGACAGGTGCACCTACCACCATTTATGCCACAGTTTTCTTACACCTTGAAGATGTGGAATTGTGTGTGCCACGAGTTTCTAGTGCCACATCTCAAGGTGGAACCCATTCTTATGTCACCAATACCGTTACTAATTGGGAAAAAGTCGCTTCTCAAGCGTTACCTACTAATATAACAGGCGATGCTTTTGATATTAATGCTGATTTGAAGGTTAGTACAATGGATAAACCGGCTTACACTCTAGGTCCAGAACCTCTTGTACGTCGTGCTATCGGCTATATGTCACATTGTGTTAACGTAGATCCGTTACAACGATTGTGCATGTATCCTAGTGGCACATCAACTTCAACACCAAAAGATTATGGCACTACGTATGATGAGATGGAAATATCATATCTATGTGGTAAATATACATATTGGTATAGCACATCAGTTAATACAACTATGGCGCCTGGTGCCGTTATTGAATATATACCTGTGACACCTTACATCTGTCCTAGGAATGATATTATAGCACCCCGATTACTTGAAGCTACACCTGTTGCTTGGTCCCCACCCAGCGCTGTAGCCAATATACCACTTGTATCATATGTTTCGATGCCTTTTAATTTTTGGGGCGGTTCG